GAATTATTTTTTGGATAATGGATTTTTTAAAAGACATAGTAAAAGAGATCGGAGATGACTACACAAGACTCGCAGCCGACATCGACGACCAAGAAACCTTTGTGGACACGGGCTCTTACATCTTTAACGGACTTTGTTCAGGTAGTATATTTGGTGGCGTATCTGGGAATAAGATTACTGCCATTGCTGGGGAGTCTTCTACTGGAAAGACTTTCTTTGCTCTCGCCGTTGTCAAAAACTTTCTTGATTCTAATCCCGATGGTTATTGTCTATATTTTGACACAGAAGCCGCTGTTAATAAGGGTCTACTCGCAAGTCGTGGGATAGATCTAAATCGTCTTGTGGTGGTCAACGTGGTCACCATTGAAGAGTTCAGGTCCAAGGCCCTAAAGGCGGTGGACATTTATCTTAAAACCCAAGCAGAAGACCGCAAACCTTGTATGTTTGTGTTAGACTCACTTGGTATGTTGTCTACAGAGAAAGAGATCACAGACGTACTCAACGATAAGATGGTTCGTGACATGACAAAGTCACAACTTGTCAAAGGTGCGTTTCGTATGTTGACTCTGAAACTAGGACAAGCAGACATCCCCATGATAGTTACCAATCACACTTATGATGTTATCGGATCATACGTTCCCACCAAAGAGATGGGCGGAGGCAGCGGTCTCAAGTATGCGGCAAGTACAATCATTTATCTCTCAAAAAAGAAAGAAAAGGATGGAACAGAAGTCGTTGGAAATCTTATTAAAGCTAAGACAGCAAAGTCGCGTCTAAGTAAGGAGAATAAAGATGTTACTATACGCCTTTATTATGACGAGCGTGGTCTCGATCGATATTTTGGTCTTCTTGAGTTGGGTGAGCTGGGAGGTCTGTGGAAAAATGTTGCAGGTCGTTATGAGATGAATGGTAAGAAGGTCTATGCTAAAGAGATCTTGAAGAATCCTGACAAATACTTTACTGAAGAGGTCTTACAGAAACTAGATGAAATCGCAAAAGAAGAGTTCTCATATGGTTCGGCAGTATGATGTTCTTCCTGGATCATACTGTAAAGAACTGATTAAAATCTTTGAGAACTCTTCTCATCAAGAGTTTATCAATGATAACCACAAACCATGTTTTACTCAAGTCAATCTGAATCAAGAGAAAATTGAGATGGTCCGTGAAATGATTCCCATTGTCAAGGGAGTTCGTACAATGTATCAGATGGATACAAAGTCACGGTTTCTACCTGAGATTAAATCTCTTGAAGAGTTTAGAATCAAGAGATACCTTCCCAATGGATATGAGAGATTTGATGAACATGTAGATATTGTTGATCATGCTAGTGCTCGTCGGGCGGTAGCATTTTTGTTTTATCTAAACGATAATGATGGGGTCACCCACTTCACAAGACAAAGCTTTACAGTCAAACCGAAGACTGGTAGGGTAGTGGTGTTCCCACCGACCTGGGCTCATCCACACTATGGTGCAGCACCTAGTTCGACCAAGTATATATTGAGCACTTACATTCATTATGGATAAGATTGAGTTCCTAATTCTAAACAACTTGGTCAACAATGAGGAATATCTTCGTAAGGTCATTCCTTTTTTGAAGGATGAGTATTTTGAGGATACAAATCAAAAGATTGTTTTCCAAGAGATTGCAAGTTTTGTGGAAGAATACAATGAAATGCCCACAAAAGAAGTTCTATATATTGAAGTTGAGAAAAGAAAGGATATAAATGAAGATGTATATAAACATATACACCACTTAGTTGATCACCTTGATGGTCAACCAGTTGAGTTTGATTGGTTAGTTGATACAACTGAGAAGTGGTGTCGCGACAGAGCAATCTACCTTGCACTCATTGAATCTATTGGTATTGCTGATGGACAGAATGATAAAAAACAACCCGACGCCATACCTTCTATTCTGTCTGATGCTCTTGCTGTCAGTTTTGATAATCATGTTGGGCATGACTACCTCCTAGATTATGCTGAGAGATATGACTTATACAACACCAAGGAAGAAAGAATTCCATTCGACTTGGAATACTTCAACAAGATTACGTCGGGCGGTCTTCCAAATAAAACACTCAATATTGCTCTTGCTGGCACTGGTGTTGGTAAATCTTTGTTTATGTGTCATGTCGCAAGTAGTGTGTTACTCCAAAACAAGAATGTATTATACATCACGCTTGAGATGGCTGAGGAACGCATTGCAGAAAGAATTGATGCTAATCTTTTGAACATTAATATTCAGGAGATCTCTGATCTACCCAAGTCGATGTTTGAATCTAAGGTGACAAACCTATCTAAGAAAACACAAGGAACCCTGATTATTAAAGAATATCCTACAGCATCGGCACATAGTGGACATTTTAAATCACTTCTTAATGAACTTGCACTTAAGAAATCATTTAGACCTGATATTATTTTCATTGATTACCTTAATATATGTGCTTCCTCGCGATATCGCGCTGGTGGCAATGTCAATTCATATACAACTGTCAAAGCTATTGCTGAAGAACTTAGAGGATTGGCTGTTGAGTCAAACGTCCCTATCGTTTCTGCCACGCAGACCACTCGTTCTGGTTATGGTAGCTCTGATGTTGAGCTTACTGATACAAGTGAGTCCTTTGGTCTCCCTGCTACTGCTGATCTTATGTTTGCCCTTATTTCTACTGAAGAGCTCGAAGAACTGGGACAGATACTAGTAAAACAATTGAAGAATAGGTATAATGATATCAACATATACAAGAGATTCGTGATTGGTATTGATAGGGCAAAGATGAGATTGTATGATTGTGAACAGTCTGCTCAAGATGACATCCTTGACAATACCAGGGAAGAGGAGTATGATCCAGAGGAGAAACCAAAGAAATCATTTGAGGGGTTTAAGTTTTGAACGGTTACTTTTCAGTGTTTAATCCCAGAGGTGAAAAGATTGCCGATTGTGGTAGTCAAAAAGATGCCGTCACTCTTCTTAATATGAGAAACAATAGATGGGAGGGACATTGTTATATGTTTAATCCTCTTCCTGGTGATATGATTGATGTCAGTTCTGGTAAACAACTTCCTACCCGAGATATTATAGTTAATATGGATGGAGGAGTGGGTGGTTCTTGGAAAGAAATTGAATATACAAAACAACTCCCTGAAAATCAACAACAACCTTTAGACTTATGACTGTAGATACACAACGATACCTTGAATTTGTAAATGGCGTTACCTCGGAACAAAGTAAAAGTCACGAAGCTTTTGTATATCGTATCCAGGAACTTGAAGGTCGGGGATTTCCTTCCGAGCGACTGCTTACTGCTGCTGTAGGTATGTCCGCAGAGGCAGGTGAGTTTACTGAGATTGTCAAGAAGATTGTATTTCAAGGTAAACCTGTCAATGAAGAAAACTTGTTTCATCTGAAACGAGAACTTGGTGATATTATGTGGTATGTGGCTCAAGCCTGTATGGGACTAGATACAACCATTGATGAGATCATTGAAATGAATGTAGAGAAACTTGAGAAACGATACCCTGGTGGATCGTTTGATGTTCACTACTCTGAAAACCGTAAACAAGGAGATGTATGATTCAGATTGAAATGGATGTTAGAGCTGCAGCAGCAGTGAGAGAATCACTCTTCCGAGATACAAAAGACTATACATATGATTCAACCTGTTGCCCTCAACGAGTTATTGATCTTCGTAATGTTATCAGTAATTTAGATGAACAAATTGAGAAAGAATTGGAAGTAGCCTTTAAAGCAATCTCTGAACTTGAAAAAGAAGCACCTGATTATGGAGTAGGTAAATGAAAATTTTAACACTAGAAGATTATCAAAAAGCAGGAGAAACTTTCTGGCCTAAGTATTGGTATGTTGCTAAAGAACTAGGTGAAGGTGCTAAACCCGAACAAGTTCTCAAAGTGATGGAAGCAGTGGGTGGTTTAGCACTTAAATTTGCACTAGATGATAAAGAAGGACCATTCGGTTTCAATAAAAAAGATGAGGAATCAACAAACTAATGACACTTTCTAAAAATACATTAGACAATCTTCTTGAAGCAGAATCTTATATCCGTTCTGCAATTAAATCTGCCGCGGTAAATGAGAAACCACTGGTAGTCAAACAACTGTCAGATATTCTAATGAGTATGGAGCAAACTAAAAAGTTTGATGAAATTATGGATATGATTGATAGTAGAGAACTTGGCAGTAAAGGTCAATTTGGTTCTTTTTTTAATGATGACGACACTGATTAACTACTTGAACGCTTTTTGGGCTGTAGTTGTTATGAACTGTATTCAACCTGTAAACTGGGAACAATGTCTTCCAGTTCATGAGTGGTTGATACCAGAAATAGAGAATGGAGTTAAGATTTATCTTAATCCCTCTTCTCTGTACCAAAGTGAAAGAGAATACCTTGACTCTATAAATAAAGACAGGAAATAGTAATTGTAAAGAAGATGTCTGCATCTATGCGTAATTTTATGGAAGCGTACAGCGCTGTCCATAGTACCGAAGCTAGAGAAGAACTAACAGCGAAAAGAGACGAGATCGCTGAAATGGACCTCTCTGGGATCAATGATGAAGAAATTGAGGATCTTTGTGAAGAAGCACTTGGTGAACTTCTGGACGAAGGTTATACAGTAGAAGAGTGTGAGGCAATCTTCATCACAGTTATTTCAGAAGCTAAAGTAACTTACGGTCACGATACCGCTGGTACTAAAGCCAAAAAGACAGATAGACTGGAGAGAGGTCTGAAGTCAGCCATTGGTACGGTCAAGTCGAAAGCCTCTAAAGGTGCAGTCAAAGCATATGGGGCATATAGAGACGCTAAGGCCAATGCTAAGATGCAGGCCAGAAGAGCCGGTCAGACAACTAAAAACATGTCAGCTCAGGCTCAGAGAAAAGGTTCTGAGATGAAGGATAAGGCCAAGAGTGGTATCAAGTCAATGCTCAAGAAAGGAGCTATGAAGGTAGCCCGCGGGGCTGTCAACGTGGCCAAGAGAATGAGTGAAGGTGCTAAACCAGATTATCTTGACTTTGATAAGGATGGAAATAAGAAAGAACCAATGAAGAAAGCTCTTTCTGATAAGAAAAACATTAGAGGTAATGATTCTGCAGAACAGAAAGCACGTCTTGAGAAGAAACGTGGTATGAAACTTGATGACCATCCTCAGTTCAAGAAGGAGGGTTATATGGTTATGAATAAGGCAAAGGTTGATTCTCAAAAGAATAAAGCCTATGATAAGGACATGATGGCTCAGTCAAAGGGTGACACCAAGGAAGCTGACAAACAGTTCAAGCGTCGTATGGCCATGGACTCCATGACAAAGATGAAGAAAGAAGAACTGGAGCTCCAGGGGTTTACGGAATCTGAAATTGAACGTATCATCGAGGTTGTTGATACTTGGGAAAATTGATGTATAAGTATCCTTGGCCTCACTTTGTGAACGAGGATACTAAGACCGTCTACACTCATGTCGAGAGTGGGTGGCCTACTGTTATGGGTGTACCGATTAAAGTGAAAGAATATTTCGGACCAGATTATAAAAGTAATTTGGTATCATTAGAGTACTTAGAGGAATTGCAAAAATGAGTGTAATCGCCCCCGAAGCAAAGAAAGCCATGTTGGCGGTTGTTGATGCAATGGGAAATGATGATTATAACTACTACTCTGATTTCTCAACTACAATGGCTGCCTCTGGTAGATCCAGAATTATAGCCACGTTTAGGGTAGTAGTTCCACAAGTTCAAAGACAGAGAGCTACGGCTAATCTCAAGAAGAACCTTGAGAACTCTAATTATATTGTAAGTACTGACAATAAGGACACTCAGATTGATGTTCTGATTAAAAATACGAATAAGAAAATTAGAATCAATGTAAAACCACCTGTTGGTGGTGGTTATTCAGCTTCTAAGAAGACAGCTATCGCTGAATCTGGTCAAGCAGTTTACGCTCAGTACGTTATTGATAATGCTGGAGTTGCTGTTGATAGTGTCATTGACTCAGCAAAATTGAAGAAGGCATACGACAAGTGTGTTACTACAGGTGCCTCCTTTGAAGAGATTGAGTCGATGGATCCTGATTGGAAGAAGTCATCCATCATGGGAGCACTTAAACTCAAAACACCATATGGTCAAGGTTATAAGTATCTCCGCGGTGGTGACATGGTTGAGAAGGTTAGTAAGGCTTTCTCAAAGGTAAAGAAATCTCAGGGTTGGTATGGTGACCTGAATAAGTGGTCACCAGCTGATATTTACATTGCTAAGAGTGGATTCACTGCTCAACAATTGCAGGAGGAACTGGATGGTATCACAACATGGGAAACTTTGAATGCTAGAATGTTTGAACTCCTGAAGGAAAAAAAGTTCATTGGAGTTTCACTCAAGAAGATGGAGAGGGGATCAAACTTAGCAGATATAAACTTCCCTACTGATAAATCTACTGTTGATTTTAAGTATGAGAAGATGGAGTCACCTATGACTTCAACTAGTGGTTATCTCATCATGAAGAAAGGACCACAGGAAATCAAAGTCAACTTTAGAACATTTACTAGTTCTGGTGGTTTCTCTGGTGAGGTTCTTGGTGGTTCGGCTAGACATGGAAAGGTCGGACATGGGGCAATGAGTAACCTTCTGAAATCTCATGGATTTGATCAACTCCCAGACAACCCAACTTCTAGGAGAATTGCCGTTCAGGGAGATGAAAAGATGGCTGAGTGGGTGGCTAAAACATCAAAAAGTCTCGGACTTGTCAACGCAAATCAAGAAGCTGAAGCTGAGATGAGGTGGTTACAAGGGGACACAAATTATAGACAATCGAAGTATCTTACAGTAAAATTGTTTGAGATCATCAATGGCATCAATGATGATAAAAAGAAAAATATGTTGATGGAAGATATGTATAGATACGCTTCCTCTACTGTCACAGGGGTATCAGGACCATACGTTAAACTATCCTGACACTTGACAAACTGGACCATCCGTCTTGACTGGGTGGTCTTTTCATGCTAATATTGAATTATAGGAATGAGTCCACATGGCTAAGATCGTTGAACGTCGTAAGTATCCTACTGTCCTCCGGTATCCCGGTGGTAAGTCACGGATCATTTACTATCTGTTTCGTAGGAATATGTTACCTGAGAACATTAAGGAATACCGTGAAGGTTTCCTTGGTGGTGGGTCTTGTGCTCTTACTTTCTCTGTCATGTATCCAGGGGTTCCTGTCTGGGTTAATGATTTGTACTATAATCTGTTTGCTTTCTGGACACAACTACAGAAGAATCCTGACTCCCTCATCAACCGACTCCTTGAACTCAAGGATGAAGCTTGTCGTGCTGATGGTGTAGAGGAACTGGAGGCTAAACACCGAGCTCTCTATGCTGATATGAGAGATCTCATCAACACTTCTGATGATGACTTTGAACTTGCCACTGCATTCTATGTCCTGAATCGTTCTAGTTTTGGTGGTTTTACCGAACAGAACAAGAATGCTTTCATCCGTGACTCCTATAAGAATACCATCTTCTCACAGAGTAAGATCAAGAAACTTGCTAATATCAGTGAGATCATTCAACCCTGGAGGATTACTAATCAGGACTATCGTGACCTGATGGAAGCCCCAGGTGAGGACGTGTTTGTGTTCCTTGACCCTCCATACCTCATCAAAGACATGTTGTATGGTAAGAACAAGGAGATGCACACTGGTTTCTCTCACGAAGATTTCGTCAAAGCGTGTAAAAACACCTCTCACAACTGGATGATCACCTATAATGAACACCCCTGGTTAAGGGAACAGTTCGATGAATTTCATATGGAAACTTTTGAGTTTCGTTATAGTCTCGCTCATCGTAAGGAAAACAAGAATAAAAAGGAAGAACTTCTAGTCATGAACTATGTTCTTCCCCGAGATCAAGAGTCATCAACAAATGCTCTGGAGGATGTCCTATACGCCTGATCATCTAAATAAT